GAGTTCCTGCCCGAAGGCTTTATTTCTACGATGGCCAGTGAGTTGGCCAGCGACATCGACAACGACCGCAACAGCCGCAAGGACTGGGAGAAGGCGTATGTCACGGGGCTGAAGCTTCTCGGACTCCAAATAGAGGAACGCACAGAACCGTGGGATGGCGCGTCGGGGGTGTTCCACCCGATGATCACCGAGGCAGTGGTGCGCTTCCAGAGTGAGACGATCACGGAGACCTTCCCGGCACAGGGTCCGGTCAAGACCAAGATCGTCGGCAAGCAGACGCTCAAGAAACAAGAGGCGTCCACCCGTGTGCAGGAGGACATGAACTACCAGCTCACGGAGAAGATGCACGAGTTCCGGCCTGAGCACGAGCGCATGCTGTGGAGCTTGCCGGCCACGGGCTCAGCGTTCAAGAAGGTGTACTTCGATCCCAATCTGGGACGCCAAGTTTCGATCTTCATCCCCGCCGAGGACATCCTCCTGCCCTACGGCACCTCGGACATCCAGACTTGCTACCGCGTCACACACCAGATGCGCAAGACTGAGGACGAGATCAAGAAGCTCCAGATGCAGGGCTTCTACCGCGAAGTGGACATCGGCCAGCCGGACAAGGCCATCGACGAGATCAACAAGGCCAAAGACAAAGAGACGGGCTTCACTGACCTGAACGACGACCGGTTCCATCTGCTGGAGTCCCACGCAGACCTGTGCATCCCTGAGGACCCGATGTGCATCCGGAATGAGGACGGGGAGCCCGCTGGCATCAACCTGCCCTACGTGGTGACGTTCATCCGGGGCACGAACACTGTGCTGGCCATCCGGCGCAACTGGAAAGAAGACGACGAGCTGCATCTCAAGCGCCAGCACTTCGTGCACTACCAGTACATCCCGGGCTTCGGGGCGTATGGCTTCGGTCTGTTCCACCTGATCGGGGGCTTTGCCAACTCGGCCACGAGCCTCATGCGTCAGCTCATCGACGCGGGCACGCTCTCTAACTTGCCGGGCGGTCTGAAGTCCCGTGGTCTGCGGATCAAAGGCGACGACACCCCCATCGCACCGGGCGAGTTCCGCGACGTCGATATTGGCTCGGGCGCGCTGCGGGACAACATCCTGCCGCTGCCCTACAAGGAGCCGAGTGCCACGCTGTTCAACCTGCTAAACACGGTGGTGGAGGAAGGCCGGCGCTTCGCAGCGACTGCGGACATGAAGGTGTCCGACATGTCCGCACAGGCTCCCGTTGGTACCACGCTGGCGCTTTTGGAGCGGCAACTCAAGGTGATGACGGCCGTCCAAGCTCGGGTGCACTTTGCGCTCAAACAAGAGCTGCAACTGCTGCGCGACATCATCCGCGACTACACGGACGAGGAGTACAGCTACGACCCGGATACCGAGGACGATGCACCGCGCCGTGTGAAGAAGTCCGACTACGACATGGTGGAGGTCATCCCCGTGTCGGACCCCAACGCGGCCACAATGAGCCAGCGTCTGGTGCAGTACCAAGCGGTCGTCCAGCTTTCGCAAACCGCGCCGGACATCTACAACATGCCGCAGCTCCACAGGGGGATGCTGGAGGTGCTGGGCATCAAGAACGCTGACAAGCTCGTGCCCCTGCCAGACGACCAGAAGCCCAAGGACCCGGTGTCTGAGAACATGGCTGCGCTCAAGGGCGAGCCGCTCAAAGCGTTCCAGTACCAAGACCACGAGTCGCACATCAAGGTGCACATGTCGGCCATGCAGGACCCGATCATCATGCAGCTTGTGGGACAGAACCCCCGCGCTCCGATGATCCAAGCAGCCATGATGGCGCACGTTGCTGAGCACGTTGGCTTCGCCTATCGCCAGAAGATCGAGCAGCAGCTTGGCATGCCCCTGCCGCCCGAGGACGAGAAGCTGCCGCCGGAGATCGAGCTGGCGCTCTCGCAGATGATGGCGCAGGCGGCCAATCAGGTCTTGCAGCAGTCTCAGCAGATGGCCGCGCAGCAGCAAGCCCAGCAGCAGGCGCAAGACCCGGTGCTCCAGATGCAGCAGCAGGAACTCCAGATCAAGGCGCAGGAAGTGGCCATCAAGGATAAGAAGGTTCAGGCCGACGCGGCTGCCAAGGCAGACGAACTGGCACTCAGGGAAAAGCAAATCCAGATTGACGCGGCGTTCAAGGCCGACAAGCTGGAGGCTGAGCAAGAGCGTGACGGTACGCGCATGGGTATCGAGATCGCAAAATCCCGTGCGCAAGCACAACAACAGAGGAACCGCCCCGCTAAATGATCCAAGACTTCGCACGCGTACTGCGCGACAAGATACGCACCGACATGAACAACTACGCCGATGACTTGGCCGGCGGAGCATGTCGCACTTTTGACGAGTACCAAAAACTCTGTGGTGTCATTCAAGGTCTAGCCACCGCAGAGCGTCATCTCCTCGACCTTGCAGAGAAAGTAGAGAAATCTGATGAGTGAAGCCGGTCTTATTCTTCCACCGGGCATTACGTTGCCAAAGCACGTCCAACCCATCGACGCCCCTGAGGCGGACGCAGACAACGAAACCAAGGCCACGGCTCTGCCAACGCCCGCCGGTTACAAGCTGTTGTGCATCGTCCCAGAAGTTGATGAAAAGATTGCGGGCACGTCCCTCGACCTCGTTCGAGATGCCGCGACTTTGCGAGTAGAAGAACACGCCACTACGGTGCTGTTCGTGCTCCGAGTCGGCCCCGACGCGTACAAAGATACCGCCAAGTTCCCCACGGGTGCGTGGTGCAAGGAAGGTGACTTTGTTCTCGTGCGTACCTACACCGGCACGCGGTTCAAGATTTTCGGAAAAGAGTTCCGAGTCCTGAACGACGATCAGGTGGAGTGTGTTGTTCAAGACCCTCGCGGGCTCACCCGCGCTTAAAGGAGTACCCATGTCAGGATATAAGTTCCCCGACGAGCAAGACGACGACAACAAAGTCGAAGTCGAGGCTACGGAGGAAAACGAGGTCAAGATCAGCGCGGACGCTGATGACGTTGAGATCGAGATCGTCGATGACACCCCCGAGCGTGACCGTGGCCGCAAGCCGCTGGATCGTGAAGTGGCTGATCCGACGGACGAAGAAATCGACGGGTACTCCGACAACGTCAAGAAGCGCATCAAGGAACTGACCCATGCGCGTCACGACGAGCGCCGCGCCAAGGAGTCACTCCTGCGCGAGAAGCAAGAGCTGGAGCGTCTTGCACAACACATGGTTCAAGAGAACCAGCGACTGAAGCAGTATGTGCAGACCGGGACGGAGCAGTACGCCGCGTCTCAGGTGCAGGTTGCTGAGTCTGAACTGGAAAAGGCCAAGCAGCAGCTTAGGCAAGCCAACGAAGCTTTCGACTCCGACGCCATCATCGCGGCCCAAGAAGCCATGATGGAGGCTAAGATGAAAGTACAAGCAGCAAAGTCTTTTAAGGCACCTGCTTTACAAGAGCAGGAAGTTGATGTACAACCTGTTTCACAACCTGCACCCCGGCAGGAACTGGACGGCAAAACCCTGAACTGGCAGGCAAAAAACCAGTGGTTCGGTTCTCCGGGGTACGAGGAACTTACCAGCTTCGCACTGGGGCTGCATCAAAAACTGGTGAATACGGGGGTAGACCCCCGCTCTGATGAGTACTTCGAGAGGATCGACTCTCGCATGAAGGACAAGTTTCCCGAGGTTTTCGGTGAGACGAAGTCCCAGCCGCAATCCGGCGGTGGCTCCAGAAAGCCTACGACGGTTGTTGCCCCGGCGTCTCGTTCGACGGGTGCAAAGAAAATCCAACTCACGCCGACGCAAGTTGCGCTGGCTAAAAAGTACGGACTGACCCCGCAGCAATACGCTGCTGAAGTAGCAAAACTGGAGAAATCGAATGGCTGAAACTTCTACCCGGACCCCTCGTGACCTCGTGTCACGCGACAAAAGTGCTCGTTTGGTGTACACCCCGCCGAACGCGCTTCCTGATCCGACACCCGAGCCCGGGTATGTGTATCGCTGGATTGCGACGCACGTCCTTGGTGAGGCCCAGAACACGAACGTGTCTACCAAGATGCGTGAAGGTTGGGAGCCGGTGAAGGCGGCGGACCATCCGGAACTGATGCTGGAAGGTAATGCGAAAACTGGCAACGTCGAACTCGGCGGCCTCATGCTCTGCAAGATGCCCCGTGAACGTGCGCAGGCCCGTGACGACTATTACGCAAACCAGAATCGGGCTCAGATGGAATCTGTCGATAACAGCTTCATGCGAAATAACGACCCGCGTATGCCTCTGTTCGCCGACCGCAAGTCGTCGGCCAGTCGCGGAAGCGGATTTGGTTCTGGTTCCAAGTAATTCTTTGGAGTAATAAATGGCTGCAACTCAGTCTCCCTACGGCCTCCGTGCCGTTAATGAGCTAGGTGGTCTGCCCTATGCAGGCAGCACCCGGCAGTTCCTCATTGACCCGGCTGGTACGGCGTCTAACATGTACAACGGTACCGTTGTCGCTGTTAACACCTCTGGCTATCTGATCCCTGTGACCAACGTGGGTTCTAACGCTGATCCGTTCCCTGCGGGTGTGGTGGGTGTGTTTGTTGGCTGTTCGTATGTCAACGCGCAAGGCCAGCAAATTTACGCTCAGTACTACCCCACGGGTACCACGGGTGTTGTGACTGCATACGTCATTGATGACGACCGCGCCGTGTTCCAAGTGCAGGCTAACGGCTCTCTGGGCCAGACCGCTCTGGGCGCAAACGTGGTGTTCTCTGCTGCGCAAACTGGCTCCACTTCCACTGGCAACTCGACGACTGCTGTTAGCACCACGCTGGCCGCTACCGCCACTATTGCCTTTAAGGTTGTTGGTTTCGCTTCGGGCCCCGGCGATGCTTACACCGATCTGTTGGTGAAGTTCAACGTCGGTTCGCATGCCTACAACACCGGCCTCGGCGTTGCCTAATAAGGAGTAACATAAAATGGCTATCTCTCGTGCACAGCTACTTAAGGAACTCCTCCCCGGCCTGAACGCGCTGTTCGGTATGGAGTACGCTCGCTACGGCGAAGAGCACAAAGAAATCTACGAAATCGAAAAGTCTGAGCGTTCCTTCGAAGAGGAAACCAAGCTGGCCGGTTTTGGTGCTGCACCTGTCAAAAACGAAGGCTCTGCCATCGCTTATGACAACGCGCAAGAAGCTTTCACTGCTCGTTACACCCATGAAACCATCGCCCTTGGCTTCTCGATCACCGAGGAAGCTGTGGAAGACAACCTGTACGACAGTCTGTCTGCCCGCTACACCAAGGCTCTGGCTCGTGGCATGGCCTACACCAAGCAGGTCAAAGCCGCTTCCGTCCTGAACAACGGCTTCAGCCAGAGCTACCTCGGTGGCGACGGCGTGTCCCTGTTCGGCGTGAACAGCTCCGGCACCCGCGTTGGTCACCCGCTGGTTGGCGGCGGCCAGAACTACAACAGCCCGACCACTGGCGTCGATCTGAACGAAACCTCGCTGGAAAACGCCACGATTCAAATCGCTGCGTGGACCGATGAGCGTGGACTGCTGATCGCTGCCAAGCCGGTCAAGCTGGTGATCCCGCCGAGCCTGATGTTCGTTGCCAAGCGTCTGCTGGACACCGAGCTGCGTGTCTCGACCGCTGATAACGACATCAACGCTATCAAGCAACTGGGCACCATCTCTGGCGGCTACACCGTCAACCACTTCTTGACCGACACGAACGCTTGGTTCCTGACCACGGACGTTCCCAACGGCATGAAGATGTTCGAGCGTGCCGCGCTGACCACCTCGATGGACGGCGACTTCGACACCGGCAACGTCCGCTACAAGGCCCGCGAGCGTTATTCGTTCGGCTGGTCTGACCCGCTGGGCATGTGGGGTTCTTCTGGTTCTTAATCGACCGGAAACTATGAAAAAGGGGCCTTGTGCCCCTTTTTCTTTTGGGTTATATTGCTCCAAACCCGGGGTCATCCGGTGTTGCTGACAGGTCCCGGCCTGACGACATGCAGACAGCAGCACCCCAACTCGCATGTGAGGTCATAAATGGCTCGTACTACCTTCCAAGGTCCCGTCCGTTCGCTGGGCGGTATTTATCAACAGGGCCCCGCTGCCGTTGTCGCAATCACGGCCAGCACCACTCTGAATCCCATTGATCATGGCGGTCGCATTCTGACTGTTGGCGGCACTCTGGCTGCTAACGTCGTGTTGACGCTGCCCACGATCAACGCTTCCAGCAACGACATCACCTCTGGCCCCGGTCAGGACCCCAACACCCTAAACAACGAAGGTGTTGTTTACACCATCTGGGTTCCCACCACCATCGCCACCTCCTCGCTGAAGATTGGCACTGACGGCACTGACCGTTTTGTTGGCTCGGTTCTGTCCATCGACACCGATAGCTCGGGTGCCGCAGTGGGCTTCACCGCTGGCGCTAACGACGACTTCATCAACCTGAACGGTGGCACCACGGGTGGCGTGGCTGGCACTTGGATTCAGATCGTCGCTGTTGCCGCGCTGAAGTACATGGTCACCGGCACCGTGAATGGCACGGGCATTGTTGCCACTCCGTTTGCAACCTCTTAATAGGGCCGCATCATGACGATGCAATATGACGTTAAGTCAACCCACCTAAACGCCTCGGGCACCGTTTTCGGTTCCCGGGCGCGTATCAAGGGGTTCTCCATCTGTGCGACTGCCAGCCTTGCTGGCACGTTGCTGCTAAAAGATGGCGGCTCTGGTGGCACGACCATGATTGAGATCGACATCCCCTCCAACTCCAACCCGAACTCCTTTTATGTTCTGGTGCCGGGTGAGGGGGTGCTGTGCGCAACCAACATCTATGCAACGCTGACGAACATCGCCAGCGTCACGGTGTTCTATGGCTAAGACCCCCGCATGGCAACGCAAGGAAGGCAAGTCCGAGAAGGGCGGTTTGAACGCCAAAGGACGAGCCTCCTACAACGCAGCCAATCCGGGCAAGCCCGGGTTGAAGGCCCCTCAACCAGAGGGCGGCAAACGCCGCGACTCTTTCTGTGCCCGGATGACTGGCATGAAGAAAAAGCTGACCTCGGAAAAGACCGCGAACGACCCCAATAGCCGGATCAACAAGAGCCTTCGGGCTTGGAAATGCTGACATGACTGAGAAAACAGAGGCTGTTAAAAACGTGCTGGACTTCGTGGCTGTGTTCACGGCGCTTGGCGCTTTCTTGCAGATTCTCACCCCGGTGTTTGGTCTGATCGGCGCTATCGTGGGCGTCATGCGCATCTACGAGATGGCTACCGGGAAAGAGTTTTCTACGCTTTGGCGCAAGAAGGCAGACGATGCCGAGCACGAGTAAGAAGCAGCACAATTTCATGGCAGCGGTGGCTAACAGCCCCGCGTTTGCCAAGAAGGCCGGAGTCCCCGCGAGCGTGGGGAAAGAGTTTCTCAACGCGGACAAGGGCCGCACATTTTCTAAAGGTGGCGACATGAAAGAGTCCAAGGCGATGGTTAAGAAGGAAATCGGCTTCATGAAGAAAGCCGGTGCTCCCAAGTCCATGATCAAGCATGAGATGGGCGAGATGAAGATGGCCAAGGGCGGCATGACCAAGATGGGTTCTGTCCGCACCGCTGCTCCCAGCAAAGACGGCATCGCGTCCAAGGGTAAGACCAAGGGCAAGATGGTCAAGATGGCCTACGGCGGCAAAACCTGCTAAGGAGCCGTCGTGGTAAAACGCAAATCCTCTTACGCTGACGGCGGCATTTCGTCGGATGACGTTGCCGAAGCCGTAAAAAAAGTGGCCATGTACCCGTTGGAAACCGCCACTAAAGCTGCACGTGGTGCTGCTTCAGCGCTAGGTAATACCCGGGGCGGTTTAGGTTCATCCGCAGCGCGTGCCGGTGCAGCCGCGTCTAGAAACCTTGAGGGCTTTCGCCCGGACGACATGGTGGACGCCGAGATTGCGCGCAAGGTCGATGCGGATATGGCGGCTGAAAAAGCCAACAAGCGCGAGGTTGATTACAAAAAAGGCGGCGTTACCCGTGCAGACGGCTGCATCACCAAAGGCCACACTAAGGGCAGGATGGTTTAATCATGGGCATCAAACTCAGTGACGTTTCGCCGCTGGCAGGCATGCTGACTGGCAAGGGCGCAATGGGCAAAGCCATGCGCCAAGGTTTTGGCGGGATGATTCCTGCCGCCATTGCACGCGACGCCTACTCCGACGAGGAAGACCAGCAAAAGCAGGCGCAGCTTGCCGCGCAGATGTCCTCGAACGGGGTGCGCATGAAAAAGGGCGGCGTGACTCGCGCTGACGGCTGCATCACCAAAGGCCACACCAAAGGCAGGATGGTGTAACCATGGCCACCATGAAGTCCGCCAAGCAGATGTACGACGCCATGCTTACGGAGCCTTCAAAACCGTCTATGGCACATAGCACCAAGGCTATGAACATGGCGGACAAGATGTTTGAAGTCCCGAAAGACAAGAAGATGGCCAAGGGCGGCTGCTGCCGTGGCGATGGCATCGCGCAGCGCGGCAAGACGAAAGGCAGAATCGTATGATGGCCAGTCGCGGTATGGGCGCTATCGCCCCCAGCAAGATGCCCAAGGGGGTCCGTAAATCTCGGAGAGACGACACGGATTTCACGGAATATGCTGAGGGCGGCAAGGTCAACGCTGCGGGCAACTACACCAAGCCGGGGATGCGCAAGTCGCTGTTTGAGTCCATCAAGGCTCAAGCGGTGCAGGGCACGGCGGCAGGTCAGTGGAGCGCGAGAAAAGCGCAGCTTTTGGCCAAGAAGTACAAAGCCAAGGGTGGGGGTTACCGAGATTGAAAGCGCCGCAGCAATCGCTCAAGGATTGGACCGCCCAGAAGTGGAGGACTAAGTCCGGTAAACCGTCTTCCAAGACCGGTGAGCGATACCTGCCTGAGAACGCGATCAAGTCCCTGAGCCCTGCGGAGTATGCAGCCACAACCCGGGCCAAGCGTGCGGGTAAGGCGGCGGGCAAGCAGTTTGTAGCGCAGCCCAAGACGGTGGCTAAGAAGACAGCGAGGTTCCGGTAGATGGAGCTTCCTAAAGTAACTCCTGTCGTGCAGTTTGTGACTGCCGCATTTGCGCTTGTAGTTGGCGGCTACACGGCAGGGGATAAGTTTGGGTGGTTTCAACGAACCATTTTGGAATGGGCACCAGAACACTTTAAGATTGCTCCAGCAAAAATTGGTGAGCCGGTTAACGTCACTGTGGCCCGGATCAAGAAGCGGGATGATTGTTCAGTTGAAGGTTTTGAACCTACCGTCAGGGATTCTGCTGGCATGATTCACGCCGCGACTCCAAGCATGACCAAGTTTACCGGCCCTGCTGGCCCTGAGATTGACACGTTTACCTATCAACTAAAGCTGTCCAACAAAGAGCCAATTGCGCCGGGAAAGGCGACCTTGTTGGCAACAATCAAGTACAAGTGCCCCGAGGGGGAGCGCACAATAACGTACCCTCGGCATGAAAATCTGTCATTTGTGTTGGAAAAATAATGGCCACCTCTGGAACCTCCAACTTCAACCTCGACCTCTCCGAGATCGTTGAGGAGGCGTTTGAGCGTTGCGGCTCGGAGCTGCGCACGGGCTATGACCTCAAGACCGCCCGCCGGTCTTTGAACCTGTTGTTTGCCGACTGGGCCAATCGGGGCGTGAACATGTGGACGTTCGAGCAGGGCACCCAAACCCTGACTCCGGGCACCGCCACCTACCCGCTGCCTGCCGACACGGTGGATTTGTTGGAGCACGTGATTCGGACCGGCGCTGGCAACGTGTCCACACAGGCAGACCTGACGATCACGCGTATTAGTGTTTCTACCTACGCCACCATCCCCAACAAGTTGCAGCAAGGTCGTCCCATCCAGATTTGGATTGAGCGCCTGAACACCCCGCAGTTCACTGTCTGGCCGGTGCCGGACAGCGCTCAGACCTACCAGCTTGTCTACTGGCGGCTTCGCCGCATTCAAGACGCTGGCAACGGCACCAACACCATGGACATGCCGTTCCGGTTCATCCCCTGCATGGTTGCTGGACTGGCCTACTATC